ACTCGTATCGAACTCAAGACTTCTTGGGTGTTGATGTTCGATTCTTCCAAGAATCAAGAAGAATCATGCCGCAGCAAACTGATATTGGAACTGATCTGAGGAATGCGATTGACTGTCGTTTGGTCGCTTCGAACTCGGGTCTGTTGCCATCCGTTTGTCCTTTCTCTTTTGTGAACAAATCAATTGAGAATCAAACAAAGGTTGCTGCCGACACTCAGTTCATTTTTGACTTTGATCAGTATCTTGCGAGAATCGACAGTATCTACTTGACAAAAGATGGCGCTTTCATCATTGAGTCAGGAACTCCAGAAGCGATCAATCCTTCAAGAGCATACCCAGACAGAAACTCGATGGCATTGTTCCACATTGAAGTGCCACCAGCAGTTCGATATGCTCAAGAAGAGTGTATTGTCGAAAGAGTTGACAACAAACGATTCACAATGCGTGACATCGGTTCGATCGAGAACAAGATCAACAGACTTGAAGAAGCAGTTTCACTTTCACTTCTTGAGTCACAGGCGTTGAACGACAATGTTGGTGACAGAGTCAAATCAGGTTTCATCGTTGACGATTTCTCAACAGTTGGCGATTTCTACGTTGGACCTGCTGATCAGGAACACGCAGAGTACAAGAGCACGATCAACATTTTGGATCAGGTTCTTCAAGCACCTCAAACTGGAATGATTCCTGTGCCAATGGAGATTTCTTCGGCGAATGGTTGCAACACAACCTTCTTCCCAGGATATGTCACTCGTGCGTTCTCTGAGGAGTTGATGTTGGAACAACCAAGAGCAACAGGTGTTCATTTGATCAACCCATTTGCGACTTGGGTGTTCAACGGTGAGGTCACATTGACGCCACCAAGAGAAAACTTTGTCATCAGCGTGAAATCATACTTCACCGATCTGTTTGGTCAGAGAACAAGTTTCGGAACATTCACAACAGATTCTGGAACAGGTGCTCTTGTTGATCAATCTCAAGTCGCCGCTTTCAACAACTTCCAACAAGTCGTCGCAGATTTCAGAAGCGTCAACACTGCCACTCCTGGAGGTGAAGCATCTTCAAGAGTTGAATGGTTCGGTGCTGAATCAAGAAGAAGAGGCAGAGGCGGAACTGAAGTTGTTCAGGCTCAAAGACGAATCAGAACTTTCAACGAACCACGTGCTCTCGCAGATGCGAATGGCAACACGGTGCCACTGACTGAAACAATCACAGGAAGATCGGTCATCACGAACGATCAGGCATATTGGGCTGGTTCGGTTGTCAAAGAAGTTCAGTTCAGATTGGACAACTGTCGTCCGAACACTCCACACGCGATCACTTTTGGTGGAATCAACGTTGCTGAAGTGACAACAGATGCCAACGGAACAGTTGAAGACACCTTCAGTTTCCCGCAGATGCAGATTCACTCGGGTGACATTGCCTTCCAAGCGAGAGATGCTTCTGGCGGAAACAACTCAAACGCATTCGGAAATTTCGAATCAAGAGGAACAAGAGTCACCAGTGAAGTTGTTCAAAGAGTTGGAAACAGAGACGTTGTAAATCTCGGAACTTCCGTGAAGAACTTCATTCCTGATCCACCACCTCAAGACGACGGTGACGATTCAGGTGATCCTATTGCTCAGACGTTCAGAATCCCGAATCAGAGATCAGAACAGACTGACGAAAATCAACGTGCGTTGATCGCAGCAGATTTCATCGAAAATCGTGAGAAGTCAATCGTGACTTCAATCGACCTTTGGTTGGGATTTGTTGACGTTCGAACTGCGGTTGATCAAATCAAGGTTGAGATTCGTGACGTGGTCAATGGATATCCAGGAGGATATCATCAGATTCTAGCAGACACTGGCTGGGTTCGTGTTGTCAAAACAGACGGTGCTCCAGGAACTCAAACTCCTGACGATATCATCGCGAACAACATCAATGCCTCCACATCGACGAACTTCAGATTCAGAAAACCTGTGATTTTGGACGGTGACAGAGAGTATGCGATTGTCATCAAGACTCCTTCTGACTCAACCTCTGTCTATTGTGCGACAATCGGCGAAAGATTGATCGGTGGTGCCGCAGGTTCTGCTGGTATTCATTCGGATCAACCAAACGTCGGTGGTCACTTCGGTTCGTTCTTCGTTTCGCAGAATCAAACAACTTGGACAGCGAATCAGAATGTGGATTTGACTTTCAGACTTCACAGAGCCAGATTTGAAAACTCGGAATCAACTCTTTCGACTGCTTCGGTTGTGTCTGATCTTGCCAGATTAGGATACAACGGTGACATCGGTGCTTTCTCTGGTGGTCTGCCAATCGAGACATTCATTGGATCGCCATACGTGAAAGTATATCATCCGAACCATGGATTGAACTACAGCGGAGCCAACGTCGTCTTGTCAGGATTCATTTCTTCGAGAAACTACAACGGCATTCCTGGATCAGAACTTCTGAACAATGGAAATCCACACGATGTCCTCCTTCCAACGCTCGATTCATACTTCATTCTAGCAAGCACGAGTGCGAGTGCGAGTGGAAGACCAGGAATCCCAGTGAACTCTGCGAACCTTCCAGCAGTTTTCGCAACTCAGAGCATCGCATATGATATGATCAGAACGAACTTGATGCCGACAATCGTTGACGGTGACACGGTTTCTGCGAATGTCGAAACTGTCGAGACGAACTCGATCAATCTTTCTTTGATTGGTTCGACTCCTTCTGAGGTTTTGATTCAGAACGATGCGGTTGATACAATCGCTCCCGTGACTGATGAAAACATTCTTCTCGACGAGACTCATTTCTTCAACACTCCAAGGATTTTGAGAAACCAATCAAACTACACTCCTGGATCAACAGAAAGAGATTTGGTGATCAACTACACTCTCACAAGTGGAAGTCCATTCACTTCTCCAATCATCGAGAGTTGGAACTTGTTCCCTGCTGCGTTCAGAAACTTGACAGGAACTTTCTTGACCGATTCGGATCTCGAAAGATTTGGAACTGCCACGGACATCAATTCTCTTTCAAACTTGAATTTCGCGAACTATCAAGCAGCGAGACAAGCAGTTTCTGAAAACTCTGCCTATGTCACAAAGCAGATTGACCTCGACATTCCTGCTGATGGTTTGATCGTGTTCTTCGACGCTGACATGGAGCCAGGAAGTTCAGTTGAAATCGCATACAAAGTTCGTTCTCCTGGAGACAACACACCTTTCAGTGCGATTCCTTGGCAGAACTTCCCTGCGGAACAGCAGATCACAGAAACAAACTATGGTTCGTTCAACTCAATGGAAGATTTCCGAGAGTATGAAGCGAGAGTGATGTTGCCTGAGTTCTCTTCTTTCAAGGTGAGAATCAGAATGTCGGCAGAGAACGAGGCAGAAGTGCCAAGACTCAGAGATCTCAGAGTGATTGCGGACATCTGATGAGAGTGAAAGGACACAGCAACCTCAGCAAGAAAGAACAAGGTGTGGTTGTCAACACAAACAAAACCGCATATGCTGAAGCGATGAAAAGGAAAGAAAAAGAAAAGCGATTCGAAGAGATGGAGAATCGCCTTTCGAGAATTGAACAACTATTGGAAAGACTGATCGATGACTGACAAAAGAAGACTAGACTATCACCTCCAACCATCTGAAAATCCAGACGGCATCTTGCCTTCGGTCATCGACTCTGAAGGTTCGGTGGTTCGATACACGGGTGCCAGAAGAATCACAGACGAAACAACGGTCGTTGACATCGGCACCTCTCCAAACGCCAACGACGGTGATCCATTGCGTACTGCTTTCATCAAACTCAACAACTTCATGGAAGCATCATATCACCTGAGCCATGAGATCAACGATCAGATGATCGAGCAAGAGTTGCGTGGACCATTTCTTGGTCAGTTGTCTGCTGCCGAATTCCCTGCTTTTTCTGCGTTCAACGATCAGAGAATCACAAATGGCGGTGACTGGAGAGAAAACATTTTCAAGATCGCCATTCTGAACGAAACACTGAGTGCGACTTCAAGATCAACTTTGAACTCTGCTTTCACGAATGTTGCTCTCGACGACACAACCAACATTCCAGAAACGAACGGCAGGTTCTTCATTCGCAAGGGTTCTATTCTTCTGTACATCTTTGGTGCGACAGAAGCACAGAATCAAGTTCAAGTTGTTTGGCAATCTGTTTCAGATGAGATCACATTCGACTACTTCGATGCTTTCGCCAGACTGGCAGCAGGAACTCAAGACTCGAGTGTTTCCACCTCAGAGCAAATCGAACTCGCTGATCGTTTGAATGAACTCGCAAGACAAACAGGAAGATCACATTCAGTCGGTGCGAGAAATGTTGAAGATGCTCTGGTTGAAATGTATGCCAGATTCAACAGACGTGGACTTGATGCTGGATACTATGGCTGATGGCAATCACCAACTCATACACAGGGTTCGTTCTCGCTGGTCAAACTGATCAAGTTGCTGCTGACAACGATTCTGATTTTGGTCAGAATCTCAACAGAAACATTCAACAGATCAACGCAGACTATGCTGTTGCTGCTGGCATTCGCAATACATACATTGACGGATACATCAATCAGTTCGGTGCTTCTTCAAGATTCTCGACCAACGAACAGAGACTAGTTCAAAACTTCATTCGTGAATCAATCAACATCAACGGTATCACAGTTCGATACATGCCTCGCTGGTCACCATATCACGATGAGGTTTGGAACGAAAGACCAGAATCAACTTTCCACCGTGGATATCAAGCAGACATGATGCTCGTCGCCACTGCTGGTTTTGAGGGTGAGGGTGATGTGATGACTCAGTATGGAATCGAGTTCCGTGAAGAAGTGATTCTCACAGTCGCGATTCCAAGATTCGCCGATATCGACTCGGACTTCCGAAGCAGAATCGACTCAGAAGAAATCGCAAGATATGGAAGAACAAGACCACTTGAGGGTGACTTGATTGTGATTCCTTTCGGTCGTTCTGCTCAGAACAGAGAACAGTACATTCCGAAAGTGTTTGAGATATCTCGTGTGACGACTTTCCACGACGGTGCGTTTTTTCAGTTGGGCGACAACTATCAATACAAGATTCACGCGAAACTGTTCGAGTTGTCTGGCGAAGACTTGGAGTTCAATCCAACAGTTGTCGAGTACAACGCAGACGGAACTCAGGCAACTCTCATCGATTCAGACACTGGTCCAATCGCCAGAGCGAAGGAAGGAATCGAGTTCACTGATGCTGACACAAGAGCGATTGACATCACCAACGATTCAGATCATCTCGATTCTTGGGCTGACAACGAAGCGATTGAAAGAAGATCGCAACAACAAACAATCTATGATGACAACGGACAAGCACTCAAAGAGAAACAGACTGTTGTCACAAAGGACTACACGGCAAGAAAGTTTGGCTTGCCAGGAATCATCAACAACTTGGATGATCTATGATTGGTGTACACTTCTACAACGAAACTACAAAGCAAGCAGTAGCAGTCTTTGGTAGTTTGTTCAACAACATTGTCGTTCGCAGACGAGACGGAAAACTTTTGCCTGTGCCCATCGCATATGGTCCACGATCAAAATGGATTGAAGCACAGAAGCAGTTTCAGAGAGAAGAAGAAATGTTTGAGAAACTTCTTCCTCGAATGTCATACGAACTTGTGGCGATGACATATGATCAAAACAGAAAACTGACTGATGCTCAATCAATGATTCGCATTCCGGATTCAAGAGAGTTCGGAAGACAAAGAGTCAAGGCACCAGTTCCATACAATCTTGACTTCACTCTGTACATTGAAACGAAAAACCTGAACGACGGTTGGCAAATCATCGAGCAGATTCTTCCTTTCTTCACACCAGCATACACGGTGAAGGTGAGACACTATCCAGTTGATCGTGATTCTGATTCACCTTTGCCTCAGAACACATATGACATGCCAATCACGCTGACTGCGGTTTCTTGGGCAGACGATTGGACTGGCGACATCTCGGACAGAAGAACAGTTGAATGGACTCTTGAGTTTCAAACGAAAGTCTACATGCATGGACCAGTTGCTGACATCAATGTCATCTATGATTCCAGAGCAATCATCGCAACACCGCCAGCAGGTGGAACTCTCGACGGAATGAACAGAGGTTCTGATCAAGAGGGTGTTGAGACTGGGTATGTTTCATTGGCTCCAGGAGATTCGGAATACACAATCAGTGATTCAGACTCAAGCATCAGTCCTCTGGTGACAGATTTGTACACAGACTCTGACGGCACGATCGTCAAGATAGCAAGAGACATTGACACTCTTTAAACGGAAATAAATATCGTATGGCAATTAAAGAACTCATTTATCTAGGAACCTCACCAGACTCTGGGACAGGTGATTCGGCAAGAAAAGGTGGTGTGAAAATCAACAACCTGTTTGCTGACATTTACGCAAACCTTGGTGACAATCCAGTCGGCAACGATCCGAATGCTCCTTTCTATGGTTATCGCAGACCAATCAGAGAGTTTGAGCAAGTGGTTGGTGAAATCCACAGTGCGGGAAGATTTGTTCCTGTGTCTTTCACAAACGAAGACGATTCAGAAAATGCAATGGCTGCGGTCAACTTCAATCTCGAAGCCGATGGATGGGGTGTTGAGATTGATGGTGGCCAAAGACAATTCGTAGAAACTGATACTTCTGCTGCTGCTCCTAACATTTATCGAAACAGAAGATGGTACTTCCTTTCGAGAGGCGAAAGAGTCGCACTTGACCTTTCAAGGATCCCAGATGGCGAAAAAGTTCACATTGTTCTGCCTTTGGCTGTTGCTGGAGATCAGGTTCATATTCGAGACACTCTGGGCACTTGGGGTAATAAAGACATTAATGTTTGGACGACTCCATACGAGTTCAGAGACGCAGATCAAGTCACGGAATTTTACGACTCTCATAGAATCACGGAATCCGAGTTCGACTCAGACTGCGTTTCAATCACTCAGCCAGACGGCGAGAAGTTTGCTTGTCCGTACAAAGGTCAATTGGAAACAGTTCCTGGAGTGGGCATTCCAGCAGTGCCATATGACCACGAAGATAGTGACATCGAAAGTTCTCATATCAAGTTTGCCTCTTTGTTGAACGGTGATGTGATTTTCACTCATCGTGGACCATCAAGAGGTTGGGTCTATGCTCAGTCTTCAGTCACAAACGTGGAAACTCAGATCAGAGCAGTTCAAGACAACTTCGATGTTTCTGATTGGGGTCAAATTGAAACCAACATCGAAGATTCAGCAACCGGAATCGAAGTCGAAGAAAACTATTATGTTCTTCCGCTCTATGATGCTACTTTCGGTCTTGAGAATAGTGTGACTGGCACTCCAATTTTTCGAGTTTTCAGAAGACCGACCAGTTCAAGTTCGGTTCTTAATCAACTGAATACTCAATTGATATCAATCGCAAACGCAAAGGGAAGCGATCTTGATTTCAGAACTGGGACTTCAGACGCAGACACCAACGCAAGACAGAGATGGACTTGGGCGATCGGTCGAGGGTTCGATGGAAATGAGATTGACCCCTCCGATACAATTTCGGGTGTTCGTGGTTTCCAGGACACAAATTCAAATGATTTCTACACAGAAATTTCAGTTCGATCCATTGTCGACACTGCAGGAAACATTCTTTTGATCTCAAGCGAGCCATTTGAAGGCTTTGCTCAGATTTTCGTACCAGTAACATAGGACTAGCAAATGTCAGCAGATTCTGAAACTTTCAGAGGGTTTGTTCAACACAGGAGAACGAACAACTCAGCCGCAAACGGAACAGGACTCCCGAGACCTGAAGACATCCTTGAAGGTGAGATTGCGATCAACCTCGCCACGAGACAAATCTTCACCAAGAGAAACAGAGACAGCGATTCTC